AATAATGAAGTTGAGGGACACATATCAAATCTCAACTGATAATTTAGTGGAAGCCTTCGCCAAGACTGCAAACAATTTAGATTTGGCTTTCTTTGGTGTAGGTAAAAGTTTTTCCGAAGCCTTGATGGAGTTCGAAGGTAAGTTTGGAAAAGGATCCGCAGATCTATTTGAAAAATTTAGTAGTCAATTATTAAATCCGGAGTTTTTCGGAAAGAGCATGCAGTTTGGTCTGCAAGATGAAATTGCTAGATTAACCAAATCAGGAGCTACAGGAGCAGAAGTACAAAGCGCATTGTTAGATACTGTTCGGGAATTGCAGCCTAGAATTCAACAAATGAAGGATTCACTTGGAAATCTGCCCGATAGTAAAAAATTAGAAATGTTGGGGCAGTATTTTGGTAGTAAGGACATCGTGGTTTTAGCTGAAGCGATATCTAAATTACAACCAAAAGAAGTAGTTCCGGGAGGCCCAGCAAAAGATCAGTTTGCAAACCTTCAAACCGCTATTGATAAAGCTACAAGTGAAATAATGAAACTAGCGGAAAAAGTGGTTCCATTCTTAGTTGATAACATGGGCACAGTCGTCAAAGCCCTTCAATTCCTAGGAGTCATAATTATACAAAGAACCTTGTCAAGGGGGTTGGTATCATTAGCAACAACATTGAGAACAGGCCCTCTTGCATCAATAGCAAGGATAATTCCCGGCATCGTTAGATTCCTCGGGCCTATGGGAATTGCATTAGGATTAATCATGACCTTCTGGCCTCAGATTAAAAAATTGTTTGGAATGGTGGAAGATCAAGATGACGAGGATGTAGCCGAAAAGAAAAAAGCGGCAGAAGATGAAAGAAGAAGATTGTCGGAAGATCGTAAGAAAGCGATGGCGGAAGCTAAAGCGGCTTTAGATTACAAAACCAACAATTACTTACAACTACAGTCTAATTCTTTGAACGCAACCATGAATGGTATTATTTTTGGAAATGATTTGGCTAAAAAGACTTTAGATATGTCTTCACAACAAGTTGCTGCGTTGAATAAACTAGTTACTGTAATAATGAGTAACTCTAATAGAGGGCAAGCCCCCGTTCCAGCAGGAGTTAGATAATGGGATTAGAAGAAAAATTTATTCCGTTTGATAAAACTAAAACAGGTACGGGAAAAAACAAAGACCCTCGCTTGAATGACAGGAAATTAGAAGAACGGTCTTATTTACGGTTTGAGTTTTATGAATCTACAAAGGATTCACCTCATGTTAGATATTTGCTTTTTTACGAAGACCCAGAGATTAGAGAATCAAGAAAAGCTCTGATTAGTAAATATCAACCTGTAAGCCGTAACTCTACATTGATGGCGTACACAGGAGCAGAATCTAGAGTTTTCAATATTAGTTTTAAATTTACTTTACCTCATTTATTAAATTACTACAATAATTTATTGATGGTGCAAAATTCCCCATTTAAAACAAAACAGGAACTAAAAGATGAATTTTTTGATAGTTTTAGAAATTCTAATTTTAGCACTTATGTGGCGGAAGATGGAAATGCTAGACAACATGAATTATATTTCCTAGATCTTGAAAGAGATTACGAATCTGATGAATCTCCTGTTAGGTCTGGAGTAGATGATTTTTTTAATACGGGTTATAAATCAACAAATACAACAGTAACTCGTGTAGACAGCCCTAGACCAGAGATAAGTAAAGTTATAGATATGATCATGTATTGGACTAACATGGTTCGAGTTTCAGTCTTGAACAATGCAAGAAATCCTACAAATGGACCTCCAATAATCAGGTTAAATCATGGAATACTTTACCAAGATATTCCATGTGTTGCATTAGAATATAAAATTGATTACGATAAATCACATGGTGCGGATTTAAGAACACTATTACCTAGAGTAATTACTTTTGAAATGACTTTGCAAGAAATTCGCGTTGGTGATTTTGGTGATTTTGATGTCAAGAAAGTAATTCAAAGAGATAACGCTGTTGGTTGGGAAGCGATGATTGGAAATGTCAATACGATTGATCCAATTCGAAGAGATATTGGAACAAGGTGGATGTAATGCTTAATTTTAATACTGATAAAACTCGATATGCTTTAGGGCAAGCAATGGTGGAGCATCGTGGTGTGAATGTAAACACTACAGTTGGGCATCCATCAGCAGATTTATTAGTTCAATATATCAACAGAATCTATGATTCTGATGTAGGGTATATCCCAGCAGGTTTTGAACATAGGCCAGATAGAATATCCGAACTGTTTTATAATTCTCCGGGATATTGGTGGTTAATTTTACTAGCCAACAATATTTCTGATCCTTTTGAAGGTTTGAACATTGGAGATAGGATCCTAATACCTAAGTTATGACTAAACCTATTCCGACATTTAACATTCTTGTTGCTTTTGACAAAGATGTTTTTTCTGGGTTGAAAAAAGCAATCAAGCAAGGAAGTTTTAATTCTTTCCTAGGATCTAAGAAAGATTATGTATTATTTACAAATACATCAGATAACTTTATTAGACTTTCTCACGCTTATTCATTTTTAGAAAAATCGGGAAAAGACACTGACAATTTAACCATAACTTTGGAACTGTTAGACCCCGGTAGAGTATTTGAACAAAACTATTTGGCTAACTCTCTTAAGCAACTATTAGGGAATAGGTCTGGTGATATTTTTGGAGCAGACGCTGCTGAAAACGAAATAAAAAGATTACAAAACATATTGGATCACCCAGATGTAAAAGATCCTGATTTTTGGAAAAATATGGGTGCTGCGATAAATGTTGATGGAACTCTTGAAAACGATTTGTATAAATTTGGAGCACTACAAAATTCAATCATAAAAAATAAAAAAAGTTTAGATAAGAACGCTGGCGAATATTATAATTCCACAGAATACAAAGTTGGTAGTTTTTTTGATGCGCTTGAGACAACAAATTTATATACTCCAGAGCTGAAAGTAAATAAAAAAGACAACAGCTACGAAAAATTTTTAGCAGATTTTGAAAAAAAACGAGCTGAATATTTAACAGATATTAGAAAACGATTAGATTCAATACAAAATCCCATATCCCCGACTACAGTATATATTTCCTATGGATGTGGAGATGATTTAGATAACTGGGCGGGACCATTTTTGTGTTATATGTCGGGAGCTAAAATTGGTTTTTCCGCAGAAACCGGGTTTAGAACTATTACTGTAGTTTTTACTGTAAACGCAGAGTTCCCGGGATTGACTCCAAATGATTCTGCTGGATTTCAATATGGCCGAGACATACAGATTGTATCGCAACAACCTTTAATTTCTATTATAGATCATAAATATTTAGGAGCAGTAGATGTATTTGGTGGTCAACCATCAGTGTTAGATCCAGTAACTGCAAAAAGAGATTCTAGAATTTCTCATTTAGGGGTTGGAAAAAGCCGAGAAGAAAAGCTAGCGGAAGAAAGCCCTGTAGGGGGTTTTGATTTTCATTACGCGATTTGTGAATGTATAAAACAATATATTCAAAAGGCTACGGCAAACAAAGCGAATGTCGTTGTATTTTTCCCAGATTTGAGTGAGTTATTGTATCCATTGATAAAAAGTTATTTAAATACTTATAGCTTTAATGATGAGCTTTTTGATGATGGAACTATAAGTGTTACCTTACCTAATGGGAAGACGGCGAGCATATCAAAACGAAAACTTTATATAATACCAGAAGTATTAAAAGAATTAGGCTTTGATATTTCCATAGAAATTATATCGGACGGAAAGATTGTAACATCTGAACCAGAAGTACTGATGTCTCCAAACGGTACTCAAGATGCTAATTCTAAAAATGTGGAAAGAATTAAAGGAGCTATTTCAACTGGAAAAAATTTAGCTCTTACTTTAATAAAAAAACCGGGGGAAAGTTTTATGGACCCCTTGAATCGAGTATCTTCTGGGTTTTCAATTACAAGAGTTGTCCAACCGTTATTCATGGTTGAAAGTAACGGTGAATTTATAAAAGATTTTAAAAAATTCTGCGACACTCAAGCAAATAAAGAAAAAAGTAGAAGAGCAGGGATAGATTACAATAAAATTAGACTGGGTGATGAAACCGGAAGATTAGAAGAAATTATTGAAATAGATGAAACAAAACCGTTAATAATTTACGGTGACAAAGTTGTTTTAGATAGATTTTTCTTTTCAAAAAATGTTTTAGAAGATAGTGGTTTGTTTAAATTTGGTTTCGGACAAGAAGATGACCTTACTCTAGCAAAAAAGGAGAGCGAGAAATCTGCTGGCGATCCAGTAACATCATATTTTAATTACAACAAATTAATCGCCAAAAGAGATGAGAAATATTTAACTAGTGAATTCAAAGAGCTATCTAAAAAATATTTCCAAATACCTAAACGAGATAATTGCTTTAATTCATACAGATTACCAACATCCCAATTTGCTTTCAGTATTCAAGATCAGATAGCCATTCAGAAAGCTAACATTCCTATATTTAAATTTGGGGTGCAAGATTCTAATGTTTTAGATATTGACATGGATATTAATCAGCATTACTTTGCTATATTAAACTCCGTTCTATATCAAACTACGGCACTTAATAGAGGTTCCAGAGGCACACAAGATAAAACAGACGATGCTTTTAATATACTACTGCAATTAGACAAAAATAAGGTTGCTGATATTATAAAAGCTAATACTGTAATTAAACCCGATGGAACTAAAGGATTATCCGCAGCCGGGGTTAATGAGGCTAGAAAACTTCCTGAGTTCGCTGAAATAAGTCCTAAAGATATAGAAGCTATGTTTACAGCGTTGATAGCTTTATCTGGGGATAAAACACTGGTTCAAAACTTAGACTGGTGGAAGTCTCAAAATCCAGCGGTGCATTTTACATCTATGTTGGCAGCGATGGCAAATGTAGCTTATAGAGGCACTATTAGAACTCTTCCATTTTTCCATTTATCTAATAATGTTAACTCAATAAATCCAGCCCTATTATTTGTTAAAGAGACTTCAATTTTAGGTTTAAATAAAAATAACTCAATAAGTGATGTGTTAAATGGACTATGGAGAATTTATGGATACGAGCATTCAATAGGGCGTGAAGAAGCACAATCAGCGTTCCATATAATGAAAGACATATCTATTCAACTCCCCAATACACTTACCCCAGTTGGAAAACAGTCGATAAACACGATAAATGTTCCGGACAACCCTAAGACTGGAGTGGACGACTTCTTTAAATCGAAGAAATAATAATTATGGAAATCGTAGTTGCAGATGTAAAAGACAATGTGGATATATTTAAAACTGGCAGGTTCCTAGCTCAGTTTCAAAATTACGCAGGACCTGTAGAAGTTAAATATGTTTCTCCTTATGTAACCCAAAACAATAAAGGGTTTATGGCAGTTCCTGAAATAGGAACTCAAGTTTTAGTGTGCAAACCTGTTAATAGAAATGAGTGGTATTATATGGGTAGCATACTAGAACCTACTGTAGCTGATTCTAAAGCTATTGGTAAAGTTAAAGGGGAAGGGGTTAAAGATCCGTACACAGATGTTTATAAAACACGAGATGTTGTACCACAAAAATATTTATTTAGTTCCCCAAGAGGTAACAAATTAGTTTTATCTGACGCTTATTCACCCACTGAGGGTAACTTTAAAGTAATGTTGGAATCCTCATTAGGGATGAAAGTTGAATTAAATGATTCTATTGGTGCCCTTATAATTCGTAACCGGACAGGGGCAGCAATGATAACTATTACTGAGTCTACTGGTTTTTCCGAAGGTGGGGGTTCGGATTCAATTACTGTTGAGTGTGCAGGAAATGTAAACATAACTTCCCGAAATGCTAGCGTTGATATTCAAGTCATAGATGGTAGAACTTTAAATATACTTAATAGCTCTACTGGAATAAATAGAATTGGGCAAACTGACCCTACGGCAGGTAATATTAATATAACATCAACTTATGGTGATGTTAATATTCAGGCAAAGGGGGATGATCAACAGATTAGGTTAGAGGCAACCGGACAGAGTGGGGATATAGTTGTAAATGCTACAGGCACATTAAGTATGTCCGCCGCCGAAGGTGTTTTTATCAATTCTAGCGATGGTAACATAAATATAAATGGGCAAAAGATTTATTTAAATTGATATGGTATATTTCGACTTAAATACAGCAGCAAAGGTATTCGGAGAAGGCGCAAGTCCAATAGATTCATTAGGGACTGCGTTTGGTGTACCCCAATGCCTTATGGACATAGGTAAAAGTGCCGCATTGGCATTATTACCGTCTGATGCTGTTTTAGGTATTTCAGAAAAAATTCAACAGGGCAGGGACCGCGCATCACAACACATAGGTAGCGTAAAAAAGAAAATATTACAGGAAAACGGAATATTTGAAATAGACACAGAAAACGGCACCTTTAGATTTACATCGGATTACAGTAAAAATGGAACAGATAAAGATGCTTTTGGGGAGTCTAAAGCCATTGGTGCGATTGCAGACGCGGTAGGATATGCAACTCAGTTAGGTACTGAATTATACGATAACTACCTAGGTGCTGCACAGGTAGTTAATGGTATTTTAGACTGTGTTAATACCTACAAACAATTCCTTGATTTGCAAAAAGGCCCCTCGGCACTAAAAGCAAAACAATTTGATGAAAATTATGTTGAAACCCAGTATGCGTTAGAGATAGCGCAAGTACAATCATCATTAGCTTTTATAGCAGAGGCAGATTTAGCTTTAGAAAATGCACGAAAGATAATCGCTGCTAGACTGCAAGACCCTACGCTGGAGCCTGTTTTTGCCAATCCGGAAATAGTATCCGGAACTAACTTTGCAGTGGCTTCTGCAACCCCGGCTGCAACTGATCCTGTATTCAGATTGGTTTTTGGTCCCCCTAAATCTAAAAAAGGACAGTTTTTACTTTCAGTTGACGGATTGTATTATGATTCCCAATCTGGAGGTATCCCAGATGTGACGGGTGTAGTTTTACCTGAGGAACGCTATAAGTTTGAACAAGATGCTAATTTAGGTGGAAAAGGATTTGCCGTTTCTTTAGAATCTATTAACAGTAATGTTGATACTATTTTTGATCTAAATAAATTAGACGAGTCCGATGTGATGCTGGACCATTACGATGCTGATCATTTCTTATCAGTCATAAAAAATCAAAAACTTAAGCACATATATGATTTGTCTGGGCAGGTAGGAGAAGCCACAAGATCTGGTGCGAGTATTGCAATGGTTTCAAATTTGAAACAATCATTGTTCTCTACCGCTGCAACATATGATTCAAAAATAAACAGACGAAAAAAACAAATCGAAGTTGCTTTGAAAGCACCTATGTTATACGGAAAAGGCCCCATGTTTAAGAAGGGGGAAATTCCGATAAATGACTTCTCATATTTAAAAGATTTGAATTTAGCTGTTGCATTTGAAAAACAGAAGAAACTAGTGCTGCAACAAGCTGAAGTTTCCGGTGTTGTCCTTCCTCTAAAGCCAAAATTTGTTACAGCACAAGAATCAGAATCTACTGTTCAGATGAATCACTTAGTTGTTCCAGCGATAGGTGCGGGAGCCATAGTATATGATTCTGATTCTGTTGGGTCACAAGCTACCATTCTTTCTTTAACCGATTTGGTTGTCAAAGACGACTTGTTCGCTATTTACAATTTCCTAGATGGGGAAATCGCGCCAATAGGTTCTACAAAATATAATGTTCTAAATTGTGCTTCCAGCAACAATTACAATAACGCGCAACTCTTTGGATCTAACCCATCTACAGTGTTTAGTTATGGATTAGGTATACCTAAATTTACTGGAATTGCAACCTATGCTTCTACAGTTTCACAAAATTATATAAATGGTGTGGGATCATTTGCTTTGATGCCAGACACAAGAGAATTCCAAGATTGGACCTACGGCCCTAAAGGATTTACTTTTGAAACTTGGGCCTATGCTCCCGGAATTACTAGGTCATTCTCACAGGTAGAACCTACTACCGGGTATGGGGTATCTTCATTCTACAGATTAATGTTGGCGTGTGAAAACACAGGTGGTTTACCAAATAATGTAAATCCAAATGAGGTTGGGTATTCAAATGACTCGACTGTTACTAAGGGTATGGTTATTGGATTTACCAGAGATAGACAAGTTACTCAAAATCTTGCACCCAGTTCAGCAACCGCTGCTAATTCAGCATCAAACGGAATGTTTTTTATAGCACCTACCAGATCAGTAAATACTTCAGATGTTAGCTTCCTAAACAAAGCAGCGGTATTCGGTTGCGCTTCTGGTTACGAAGTTTTAAAATGCGCTGTACCAATTACAACTAGACTCTCTAGCGGTAAATATGTTAGCTCGGTTGGATCAGAGTTCATGCATTTCAGCATAGCTGTAGATCCTCCTAAAAACGAAGTAAGAATTGTTGTCGATGGAGAACTTGTCGCAACATCTTCAATCCCTGATGTTTTTGGTGGCCCAGCCTATGCTGCGCCGGGGATACCAACATTCAAACAATCTAATAGTTTTGAATATGCGTTCTCTTCAACACAATCATCGTATCACATCAATGGGCCTAAGCTAAATGATTTCTTCACTCCTTGGGTTTTAGGTGGTGGATACACTGATGGTAACAAAGCATATGGCGGATTCATGAACGCTGACTCTGGGGTACGCAGTGGTTTTAATGGTCACCTAGGTAGCGTAAAGTTCTACGCTGCTGCATTAACAACTAATCAAACCGCATCTAACTTTAATGCTCAGAAAGGGTTCTTCAAGAACATTGATATCTAATGACTACTTCAATATATGGTAGATCCCCCGCGCTCGCGGTACAAAAGGATACAATAGCAACAGAGAATAAAATCTATGGGTTTGGATACCCTATTTTAGAATCTCCAAAGAAGGGTTATTTTGCAAAACAAGCTGGAGTAACTTTAGTTAAAAATAATTTAAGACAGTTACTTTTGACGACTAAGGGGGAGCGGGTTATGCTTCCTGATTACGGCACTAATTTGCATTATTTTCTGTTTGAACCATTAGACAAATTCACAGTTCAAAATATTAGAGATGATATTTTAGGAGCAATATCCAAATATGCCCCGGGGGTTACAGTAACTAGATTACTCGTGTTCCCCAGCGGAAGAGTAACTTTAGAAGGACTGCAAGGTCTGTACATTACACTAAATGTTCAAGTGGAAGAATTAAACAATCAAAGTATTGATTTACAAGTGGAGATAGGATAACATGGTATTTAACGGATCAGTAAACTCCGACTTCTTAAAATTGGTTCAACTCCCTGATTCCAAAAAGGGAGACATTATAGATTATGCAGCAACTGATTTTATTACTCTTAGAACCGCTTTGATAAATTATATCAAAGCTACATACCCCCTAGATTATCAAAACTTTTCAGAGTCGGATTTGGGCATGATGTTAATTGAGTTAGTAGCTTACATGGGTGCGGTCATGTCCATGAAAGCTGATATGTTGGCAAACGAAACATTCCTTGCAACTGCGAAAAGCAGAGTAAATGTCAAAAAGTTGATGGAGCTTATTGGAGTAAAAATGAAGGGTCCTATAGCTTCTGTTGCCAATGCAAAATTAACACTTAATACACCAGCTACAGAATCTCCAATCACATTAACTGCCGCTCAAAGAATAATTAGCATATCTTCTCCGGAAGATGGTGCTCCTTTAAATTTTACTTTATACAAAACAGAATCGACTGGAGAATTGACTCCTATCAATTCGGACGCTTCTTTAGATCTTGCAATAGCAGAATCAGAATCTCAAGCTAGTTCTGTTTGGACAAACTTAGCATTGCTTGAAGGGGCTTTAGTGGTTCAGACTGGATCTTTTAATTCAACTGATATAATAAAAAGAATATCTTTGACCGCTGCTCCAGTGATAGAAAAAAGTGTTGATGTATTTATTACAAGTAATGATTCAGTTACCTCCGGTGCATGGACTCAAGTAGAGAACTTATTCTTTGCATCAGGGGGAGGACAGAATTTTTACGAAGTTAGTTATGACGACAATTATGGTGCTACAATTATATTTGGAGATGGTATTGTAGCAAACAGTCCACCCGCAGGTGCAGACTACACTGTTACTTATCGAGTTGGTGGGGGAACACGAGGAAATATAGCGTCAGAAGTTATTAACTCTCAAGTTACAATTGGTCAAATATTAGGTTCGATAGAGAATATCAGCCAAGCCACAGGTGGACAAGATGCTGAAACCGTTGAGCACGCTAAAAAGTATGCTCCATTAACTTTCAAAAGACAAGATAGGCTAGTGACAGCAGAAGATTATTCCTCTTATGTTAATTCGTATATAGGCATGACTGGAACAACTGGAAAAGCCAGAGCAGTGGTACGGGATGCGTACAGTTCTGCAAATATGATTGACATTTATTTATTACAAATTGCTTCTCCAATACAGTTACAACAAGCTACGATTCCGTTTAAAGCAGAAATCTTACAATCGTTAAATACTAAAAAAATGTTAACAGACGAGATAGTTATAGTGGATGGTGTCATTAGAACATTAGATTTAGTGTTGACGGCTAGAATAGATAAAAACTTGATGGCTAAGGAAGAACTTATCAAGGGTAAAATTAGAAGAAGAATTGTGAATTACTTTAATGTCAACAATTTTGATTTTGGAAAACCTTTAGTTCTTGGTGATTTAAATAGATATATTTTCACTATTCCAGAAGTTAGATATGCAACCGTTGATAATCTAGATATGGATGTAGTCGTTGATTTCAACGAAATCATACAACTAAACAACTTTACAATTAATATAGTAGCAGTATAATGTCAAACTTTAATCAATTTGAAGACAGGGGGAAAAATTACTTTAAACATAATTATGTTGAAGTATTAGAGTTATTAACTCCTAAATTTTATCTTCAAGATGATATAGACACTTTTGGAAAACAGATATCTCCTGTAGATGATATTATCAATTCTCACATAGATGTAGTTAATAATTTTAACACTATATTTAATATTTCCGGGACAACAGAGGGGTCTGCTCTTCGGACTTTTTCTGGGGCTGCTGGATACTTTGTTAAACAAAATAATCCTCTAAAGTTAGATGCTTTTGATTTTGATCGTTTGATTTTGAATCCTTTAGGGAAGAAATTAAATCAATTTAGCACTAGCGCAGATTTTAAAAATTATGTTGCTAGTACATTACTACCGAACATAAAATTAAATAGCCCCAATTACCTATTTAATAAAACTACTGCGGCAGAAGCTCATGATTATTTAATACAAAATATGTCATGGCTTTATTTCTTAAACAAGCCTGAACCTCATACTATACCATATCAACCATCCTCATATGTTTTAGATCTAATAACTAAAAAATTATACTATGGGGAAACTATTAGGTTAAATGATGCTATCAAAGGATTAACAAATTACATTTGGAAAAATTATACTACTTGTTCTTTGTTTGAATCTCTAATACCTACATCATACAAGCAAGGATCAGAAAAGTATACTTCCGGCACACAATCTTTAGCAAAACTAGAAACTTTAGTAGATGTAATATACTCTCCATTGTTAGCAGATTCAAAAGACACCCGTGTTCAAGACGCTTTTGATAATTATATCGCAGTAGGTGAATACAAAAAAACTTCCGAATCTGCTGGAGCATTCCGTAAGTTACTAGTCGCCATATCTTATGGAATGTTTGATATTAACGATCAAGTAAGCAACATCTTATTACTACACAGTATTGATGATTGCCCGGATCAATATCTCCCATATTTAGCTGATATGATTGGTTGGGAACTTATAGGACCTAACCCAGATAAGTGGAGAATGCAGTTAAAAAATGCCGTAGCTATTTATAAAGCCAAAGGTACAAAGGCTGCGTTACAACTAGTGACAGATACTTTATTTGGAATAGGTAACACAGATAAAGAAGTTATAGATTCTAACATCCAAGAACTTTGGGAATCTTACATTCCAAATTTAATTTACTATGCGTTAGCTACTGAAACTTCCGCGTTTGCTAATTTTGACATTTGGTCACCTACTACTGCAAATGCTTTGAATATTCCAGATTATTCTTCCACTGATATGGATGTAAACATCCGATTTGTGGTTGATGATATCATTCGTAAAGCAGCGTATCTGTTCCCGGATAAATTCTTCATAGGTAATAAACCTTTCACTTTGGACGATGAAAATTTTGTTTTCAAGTACAGAGGAAGAGTTACTAACATTCCACCGTGGGAGATGGAAAAATACTATCGGTACTGCGGTTTAGATAAACCAATGTTAGATTATTTTTACGATAGGTTAGTATGCCTTGGAGTTAGAAAATCTTTTGCCGATGATTGGTATTCTTTTATAGAAACAAATGTTTTTAGTGATGCGCGAGTGTCTCCTAGAAATGGTTGGCTATTCTTTACTGCTAATAATGAACTTCCTAGTAATTATGATTACATTTTAGCAAATTTAGATCAAAAGAGATATAAATTTTTACCTCTCTGGAATGGGAAGTCGTCACACTTTAATATAGGTCTAACTGCTTCTACATTTAATATTAATACAGACGCATTCCAATTTGGTTCATACACAGGATTACAATCAGTTAGTAGAGCCATAAATGTTTTCACTCCAGCGCACGCGATACCAAATTTAGACTTAACTATTTTAGACTCGGATGATGTTGGGTACAACGAAATAATTTGCCCAAATGTAGTGTTTACGCCTGATGATATATTTGTTTCAGGTGCTATTGCTGGATATGAGTTATCCGGAATGAACATGAGTTCTTTGGGGAGAGTCTTCAAAAGAACCAGCGTAGATGCGCTATCAGATTCGGTTTTTACATCTACTGTGCCTCTTACCAATTTGGGAAGAACATCGGTTAGAAGAAGAAGCTATAAAAATTTAATACCTAAGGACGGATGGTATTATCGAGATGGT